TACGTGTTACCAGCTGCGCCGGAGAGGGTGTTGTTAGGTGTTACTATAATAGAACCGTTGGCACCTGAACCTATTGTAGCAGCTGCATTGACGTAAGCAGGAGTTACAGTGTAACTAAGAGACTGAAGACCCTTAGGATGACCCTCTGAAATTTCAAGAATGGTTACTCCAGTGATGCTTTGTGGAGGAAACTTCGCCTGTAGTACATTCGTAGCCTTAAGATCAATACCAAACAGATAATCTGACTTCAATCTAGAAACTGTTACAATACGAATATTGAAGTCATCAGATTCACCAATGACTTCATCAGTTCCTCCTGTAAATGAGGTAGGCCCCTCTGCAATAGAAAATGAGGCTGTACCATTTCCTGAGACAGTGCATGCAAGCCCCTGACCTTGTAACGAACTTAGCACGAGGATACCGGTGTTCTGGGCCGTAATTGGTACACCACCTGAAACTGCGAGGCTGACTGTTATGTCCGTTCCTGCTATTGATGTAGTTAACGCAGAAGTACCTCCAGGAACAACTACTTCAATTGTCCAGTCATTACCATCTGCACCTTCAGGCAAAGTAATTTCTATTGTACCGTTAGCCCCTGAGCCAATCTCAGCTGTGGCAGAGGTAGCATCATATCTTGCACGCACGAAGTATCTACCATGGCGAACAAGGCTAATTAAATCTTGGTCAACCATGTCATTAAGTACCAATTCACCAACAACCTCGGTCTGGTCAGACACGCCTGTGAGGGATAGGTCAAGTGAACCAGCAACAGCTGTACGAGACAAACGAGCCTTCACAAGCTCAAGAGTAATAGGCACGTCTGTGTAACTACCACCTCCTGTTGCTGTAACAGTTGCAGTGATAGTATCAAACGATCTTTCATAGCGGCTATACTCAGTACCGTCTAGTTGAACATTTAGTGCTGTTGGAGCAGGCATTTAATCCCTTCAAGGCATACTGAAAAGGTTTGCAGATGAAGCAGGAACTGTAATAGTTCGTCTAAAGTTTACTGCAGGAATAAGAATATCTACTTGAGAACCAGTTAACAGCTTTAATACAAACTGACCATTTGAATCTGTTTTTGTATAGATGGCATCAACAGTAGCTGCAACACCGCCAGAAATGGAGGGAACACTGAGTGTTTTTGCAATAACAGAAATACCTGATGCAAGATTACCAGATAATGTAGAAACTACACCTGTAATGAGAGTAGTTCCTGGAACTGTGACTGTGGGAGGAGTTACAGGTAGAGAATCAATGACTAGGACGGATTCAAGTGCTGGTCTAATAGTAGGGCCGCGCAGCTGAATATACATAGAGCCTGTTGTATCAAGGTTTCCTGCAGATAACACAACAGTATAAAAGCCATTACCAATATTAATGAACGTACCATCGGTACCTCCAGCTAAGGTTTGCACAGCTTCTGCAATAGTGAGTGGGTCTTCACCTGTACCAGAGGCTTCAGCAAAACCTCCAGCCCAAGCATCAGAAATAGCTTGTGCTACTAAGGTTGCTGTATTGTCTGCTGCTACTGCAACACCACTATCAACAGCAAGATTTACCTCAATGACATTAGAAACAACAGTTACTTCCAGAGGTGAAGTTCCTGCGGGTACAAAAACTTCCACAGTAAAAGCATTACCAGCAGTTCCAGGTGCCTCTAAAGTAACTGTGCCATCAGCCCCAGTTCCGATATCAGCTGTAGCATTTACACCAGCTACAAGAGGAACATTAACAAATGCAGCTGCATTTGGTTTCTTAATATCCAGAGAGACATCTGCTGTGGTTAATGAGGGAGCAGGAGTTCCTCCTAAAGTTTCAGCAAAAACGACTACTGAACCTGCGGTATTTTGTATTAAAGTAGCTGTTCCCATAGAATTCCTTAGAGATTACTATTTTAGCAGATAATAAGAATAAAGGCTAGTACACTGAAGTACTAGCCTTTAAACAGTTTTTTATGATATCAGATATCAGTAGGTTACAAGCTGCGTTCCGATGGCCGAACCAGGGCGACCTGGATGGGCATTCATCGGTTGAACACCAACAAGCTCTAGGTTAGATGACACATAGTCAGCACTTCCTACAGTGCCTGCGTTGTTATCTAGTCCTGTGGTTACTGCTGCTGCAATAGCAAGAATAACTTCTTCAGCTGTACAAGTGGCAGTAATACTGGCTCCTGCATTCTCAAGAATCTTTAAAAGGTTGTTCACTGTCTTACGTAGTTGATCTACTTCTGCTGAGCTTTGATCTCCTACAACTAATCTCTTCTTAGCCATAATTTTTCTCCGTTATTTCTTCTTTGAAGTTACCTTCTTAGCAGGCTTTGCAGCCTTTACTTTTGGAAACTTCTTGGTTATTGGTGGTTCAGAAGGAAGTTCAGGCTCATCTTGTAGCTCTGCAATAGATTCGAGAGTTTCCGTCATCTCTTGCTCTAGATCAGGTTCTACAACAACTTCAACGGGAACTTGTACCTCTTCTTCAGCTACCCAGAAATATCGACCCGGTTTTACAACCATTTCTTTGTCAATAGTATCTTTGTAGTGGGTTGGCACAATGGCAATACCATCTTTGTTGAATCTAAGGTAGCAATCTCCAACAGATACCGTGCGATCCTTCGCGTAGTTACTTCTTAGTTTTAGCATTTGTGTCCCTTTGATAGCCGAATAATTAGTGGGAAGGTTATACACCTTCTCAAATTGAGATTGCTGAACAGCCACTAGGCTTTTACCCCTAGTGGACTTATCGGCTAGTCTTCTTTCTTGAAGCTTACTAGAGCCAATAATCTGTTCAGCTCTCATTTATTCAGCGTGTTTCTAGGTCACCGATGTTAGTCAGGCGAATCCACTTCTTCGGAGCGAAGAGGATAGGAGTACCGTATAACATGATCATCCAACGGTAAGCTGGTGACAGAACGGCCAGGTCCATCTTCATCATAGGCATAAGCTGTCTGAATGTAAGGACTGACGGCGTTAACTCACCAAGGTAAGCTGTTGAAGTTCCTGGAAGCGTAAGGTTTACGTCCTCGACAACAGTTGCACCACCACCGGCCTGCGATGAAACAGGAACCTGGGCGATTAGGTAGTAATCGCTCATTGAGGTAGGAACGGTCGCTGAAAGAGAAGCCTTCGAACGGTAGATCTTCACATACTCAGTCGGGAATGCACCAACAACAGCAGCGTTAGTAACGGTCAGCGTAAAGGTACGCCCAAGTGCCTTGTTGGCCTCGGTCATAGCTACAACAGCGCCTTGAACAGCGGTAGGTGCAGACTCACCGAAACGGTTAGCAGCGGTTACAACGTAAGCTACGTTGGTTGTTCCAGTCGGAGCACCCTTTGCATGGTCACCATTGGTAACGGCTGCGTTAAGCACTGAAGCAATAGACGCAGGAGTTGCCGGTGCATTAGCGGAGGTAGCTGCTGATGGAGCGGTTGGTGTCTTCTTTACGAAGACGTTCGGGTTAAGCTCAATGTCTCCACCTTGGGTGGCTACAGTGCTTACAGTAAGACCAATCTTACCATTTACAGGAGCAGGCATCTGAATGCGCTGACGTGGGTAAAGAGTCTTTACCAAGTCGCTCATTACGCGAGTACCAAGGAAACAGTCGGTTGGGAAACCGTAGTTTTCAATGATAATGTTTGCCGCTTCCTCAAAGTCAGCTTCCTGAAGTGACGAACCTGCAAGGTCTAGGACGCTTGAGGAGTCAATTAGGGAGTCAAGACCATCCCACTGCTCTGCTTCTCCATCGAATGCAAGAGATGAGTCACCTGTGAACAGGAACTTCTCTACCTGCTCCAGAAGGTACATGATACCATTCTGGTTCTCAAGAGCGATCAGGTTACCATGTGCAGGATGCACAAGACTTGCCTGGTGAGTTACCTCACGAACAGTTCCAAGGAACTTCACAAGTTGCGTACGACGAACGTAGCTACTATCTGAAGCCTGGGGAAGTTCACCTTCCTGTACCCACGGAGTGGCCTGTCCACCGTAGTTGGTCTGTTGGTTGTACTCTTCAACAGTGCTGTAAGCCGGGCTCTTTGGGATCTTCTTCCAGAACTTGATGTGTGAAGCTGTGTAAGTTAGAACCTTAAGGCTTGCCTCAAGGCTTTCTACACGTAGCGCCGCACCACCAGTTTGGTTAGGACCAATTCCATAGCCAGTCTCAAGAGCCTTGTTAAGAGCGTCTACTTCTGCTTGTGTGCTGATTCCTGCACCACGAGTGATGCCTGAGTCACGAAATGCACTTATTCCAATACTCATTAGTGTTTACTCCTATTTCAGCGTGGGTTACGCAGTTGGTTTGCAAGCTGTGCGCTCAGCTGTCCGGTTGAATCAAAAAGGACCACATCGTTAGCCGTTGCTAAGCCCTTTACAACTAGGTCCGAGAGCTGATCCGCAATCGCAGCGCGAGCGTGGTAGTCTCCGTTGATTGCCTTGGAGATTAGGTCATCTCCACCTGCATTCTGGCTCTTGTTCAGAGCAGTTGCTGACTTTGGACCTCTTGCAGGAGCTTCCTCAATCTGAGCAATGCGCTGAGCGGTTGCTACAACAGTCTGTCCAACACCACCAAGAGCTGCGCCAATTGACTTTGAAAGTCCTTCTGCAGCTTCAACACGAGTATTAACAGCCTGTAGGCCATTCTCAAGACGGTTGAAACGGCTATCAAGACTCTTTGTCAGAGCCTGTGACCATGACTTAAGGAAATCTGTTACCTCAAAACCATCAGCAACATCTGCGTTAGATGCAACCTGTTCCGTGATAGACTTCTTAGTCTTCTCCATAGGAGCGTCATCGTCTTCATGCTCGATGTTAAGGTCACCCTTTTCGATGTCCTTATCGTCTGGCTTAGCCTTCTTGGCGTCCTTCTTATCGTCCTTATCGTCACCCTTATCCTTACCAAACGGCATGAATCCCTTTAGGATACTAAACTCGTTAGCGGTAAGCGGCTGGCCCTTGGCCACCTTGTCCATAATTCCCTTGACCATCTGGCCTTGGTTATTATAGTCAGTACCATTTTCATCAATTGAATCTGTGGCACCATTCTCAGGAACGTCACGTTGCACACTACCAGCCCAGCTACCTGGATCTGAATTCGCAGCGGTGTGGAAAATCTGGGTTGCCCCACCTTGTCCAGCCATTGATTCAACGGCAAGAGTGTTTGTTCCCTTGCTGCTGTGACCCTTAGCTAACTCGCGGCCTAGTGCTGCTAGTGACTTCTGAACTGTTTCCATGTCTAAAGTCTCACTCATTGATTAACTCCTTGTCTGGCGGTTGTAAAAATGAGTCTAGCTAGAGTGCTAGCATCTTCCTTACCTACACCAGTTGTTGTTTCGATGTATGTAGCAGTTTCTTGAAGAGTGAGACTTTTGGACACCACGCCCAAAGGTTCGCTTTTCAAAACTTCATTTGTTGTTTCCCCACGAGTAATCCAGGGTTGAGCAGAAAGAGATTTAGCAATCTCTGCCCATGAAGCTGTATTAACAGGTGCGGGTGTTATAGCAATGTCTTGAATCCAACAGGACTCAATTCGCTGCCCATTTCGTCTTTTAACTTTTCCCTCAATAGAGAAACCTACTTTGCGACGAGCACCCTCTGTGCTCTCTTGGGCATGCATTAGCTTCCAAATGCTATCAGCTACTGGGCAATTAGTTGGGTCATCGTATAAGAAGCCCTTTACCCATAAGCCTTGTTTGGTTACCTTGCACTCAGTAGGTTCACCAACTTTATTCTCAAATCCTGGCTTATGGTCATTGTTGAAGTAACCATGCTTAAGGAAATAAGTAAAGTCGATACCATCCTGAGCTACAGTTTCACCCTGCAGATCTCTATGATCTGTAGAGGCAATACCCTGAATCCATCGCTTTCCGTTAGGTTTACCGTCTTCTGCTTTTGAAAGCTTTACAGCCTGAGCCGGAACCCAAAACTTAAAACTTTCCTCATCAGTCCAGCCTTTATATAAATCAGTCAAAACTGTAATAAACCTTAAAAGAAAAAGGGAAAAGCAAGAAACACTGTTGTTTCCCACTTCTCCCTTTTTGGAGAACGTTAACTATACCCGAAGAATAGCCCGTTTATTCTATAGTGTCAAGAATTATTTTACATATAGTCTAAGTTTTTTTGTATTAACGATAGACTTAACTAAACTCATATCGGCTACAACAGGAACAGGAACTTCAGTACCACAGCCCTTACACACAGCAAAAGCTCCTTCAGATTTAAATAAAACAACCTTACTACGAAGCTTAATACCTTCAGTGGAGGACTTCAGCATTATCTCACCACAACCAGAGCAACAAAGGGATTGTTCGATCATGGCACAACCTTAGAATAACCATTAACAGTAACCACATTTCGTTCACTGAATACCTTAGGCTTTGCAGCACTAACTGACTCAAAGCCTAAGGTAGGGTTACCCTTTACTAAGTTTTGGTCTTCAGTAAGGTCCGTAGTATCAATATTTAGAATCGACTTAGCAAAATTAAAGATAACATCAGGATGGACAGTACCGTTTACACGAAGATCTAGACTCTTCTTTGCAAGGTCATAAACTAGAATTGAAACTTCATCACCATTTTTATCATAGAAGTCAACGGAGTTAGATTTTACTATACCAATAACGTCGCCGTTTTTGCTTGGAAGCTGTATAATCGAGCCTGGTTTTGGAAAGCGGCTCTTTACTAGTGGATAAACGTCATCGGAAAAGTTGTTATTAGTCTTGAAAGCAGGAAGAACAAACGTATTTAGTTTCTTAGAAAAAGACTTTACAGTAGCTTCCTCTTCCCCGGTCATAGCCTTAGAAAAATCTGGATTAGTTACTGCAAAGAAAGACTCTTTGATCAAGTCCCACTTGTATACTTGATTGTTATTAAGACCAAAAACTAATCCCAGCGAGGGAACGCCGAGGTAATGTCTATACCCGTTCTTACCTCTAACCGCTTCCTGATTGAGCTTGTCTTCCTTTGCAGAGGCTGTAAGCAATCTAGCTGCCTTAGGATGAGGCTTGCCTTCTTCTGGGTCACCTTCCTGTGTTATTGGTAGCCCGGAAGCTTTCCAAAACTCGGGCTTTGCAGGATGTTCAAAGGATTTAGCTTCCTTCTCGTCAAGATTAGGGTCCATTACAAGCCAATGATAAGGAGCTAAGCAGAACCCTGGACTACCGTATCCCATCAAGAAATGTAGATTGCCTGTGGTAGAACCTAGAACATGACGTACTTCTTCCCCATCATGGGAAGGATGACTGCAAGTGAAGGTAATATGCTCAGCCTTTTTACCTTGTAGCTTACCTGCAATGGTTTCAAGCTTCTTCCACTTACCTAGTCCTTTAGCTTCCCTGGCCTTGACAAGAGGTTCCCAGGCATCAAAAACTTCAAACATCTTCCTCCTCGGGCGCATCCTCTTCAGGATCTTCTTCTTCTGACTCAGCTGTTAGTTCCAACTCTTCCTTAGCCGCTTCCTCTTGAGGAGTCATATCATGCATAGGTTCGCTCTGTAGCCAAGAAGAGAACTCTCTTTCATCAGCTCTACGTTCAACAAGGTCAATCCAAACTTGGTTTACACCAAAGTCATCTGTAGAAACCCTAGTTAATGACTTCTGAACATCACCGTCTTCTTCAGGAGGTTGATCACCCTCTGCTTCTTGTGACTGAATATCTTCTACATCCTGAACATCATAGTTATTGATTAGTGTGTCTCTAAGCTTATAATCTAGTAGATGAGACACATCTTCAGGTGTAGCAAATACGCGGGCTAATTCGTTAAGAGCTAGCTCCTCCACTTCTTCTGCAGGAACTTGTTGCAGTGATAGTCTATGAATAATTCTAGAGAAGATATGATTAGCATGCCAATGCCGTATAAAAACGGCTCGCATCTTAAGGGCTTGAAAGATGGAAGAGATGTGGCGAATACCCACTGGTTCTTTGCCTCGGACAGTCTCTGTAAAAAATAGAGGACCTCCTGGCTCAGTAGACGCCTTAAGCATAGTGAGGAAATCAAGCATCTCAGGATCACAGATAAACTTACGACCTAAAAGCTTTACAGTGTTATCAATGAACTCTAAGTCTTCATTAGAAGCAAAGATAAGCTCCTCAAGGTCATAAAGTCCCTGATCCACTAGGATAAGGATAACACCAATAACCTTATCCTTCTGATTTCCAGAAAGGGCGAGATTGGAGGCATATTTACGATATGCGGGTAAGCCTGCGTCCACAATACGAAGCTGCTGTTGTACCCAAAGGTCTAAGTTCTCACGTACGTCAGCGTCAAGGTAGACGTACCGTACAGCTCCTTGCTGACTCTGATAAACCTCAAACCAAACAGCTGAATGGTTTGCGGGGTCATAAGCAGCATTTCGCTGAGACTCTAAGCCATCAGGGATACCAATATTACGTTTGTAGCCCTCTTCAGTGTAAAACTGCGGGGCTATATGAGGCATAGGCTGATCCTGTGCTAGGATAGCTGCACCACAAATAGGATCATAGTCTTTATGCCCTTCAGGAGCGTTAGTGTACTCCCAATAGTTAGCAAGCATATCGCGATACCAATACTGATAAAGACCGTGGTCACCTGTCTTATAAATATATTGGTGACCAGGATCTATTGTTTCAGGTAGCCCGTGCGATTTTTGTAGTTCATTCATTAACAGTATATCTCTTTATTCCGTTTTTAACTTCACACGTCAGTAAGTCTAACTGCTCAAGCTGCTTAATTTGTTTACTACCAATGCCTAGTTTCTTTAACTTGCTAGGTTTACTCCCCGACTTCAGTTGGGATTGCAGAATCAACTTGGCGAGGTCTTTCTTGTCCTGGGTCTTGGATGTCATGTTGGTTCAGATAATCTAGTAAGTAACCTTTGATTTCAGATCTTGCCATTCTTAGATTGAAAATCTTGGACTGCTCAACCGGGTACGTTGGCCAGATTTCCTGATAAACTTCCTTGATAATATCATCAGAAAGGACAGGAAGCAACTCTAATAGTCGAGTAACGCCAGATGGAGTCTCTAAATCGAAGTGATAAAGCGCCTTAGAGATGATTTCACTTCCTGAAAATAAAGATTTATTGATAACTGATTCCTCAAGTATATCATACTCTAGAACAGGTAGTACATGTATACTACCTGTGTCTTCAGGATTACTCTTGGCTATATACTGCAGCTCATCAGTATGGGTAAATGGATGAAGATAGTTAGACTTATGAATAGTACAACCATCACCTCCCTGTCTTGTACAGGAGTCACCCCCTCCATAAATACATTGTTCAAACTTCATCTGGCTTATTCCTCACAGCAAGATACCCATTCTTAAAACCATAGGTCAGATTTTCTAGGAAATCTATACCATCTTTAGATTGACGTCCATTAGGGGCAAGTTTGTCTGCTCTTTTCAGAAAGGACTCAGGCTCAGCCTGTACTTTTGTACCGTCCCACCAGAGCGTGGCGACCACTTTTCTTGGCTGCCCACTCACAACTTCACGAATATATGTTTTGGCCATGCCCTAAAGTATTACCTTTCCCACACCGAGTCAAGACGAATGTACAGATTTTTTTTAATAGTCTTTTTCTCCTCATTACTACCAGGCTTTGCAAATACTTTGTGTTTAACTGGTTTTGCTGTCTTTATATCATCTGCAGTTTTTGCAGGTTCTTTCTTCATTGTCTTCTTAGCATCGTCTGGAATAGGTGGTGGTGATTTTGGTACTCCACCAAATGCAGCCAAATCTCTAGGAGACATTAGAATCTTCTTAGGCTCAGGGGCTGATTTACCTGGAGCTTCTGACAAAATACCCGTAGCATTAATAATATCTTTTGGAGGGTAACCTGGCTTAACTGTTTTTTCAAATGCTATGTGCTTCTTTTCTGAACGATACATTGTTGCACCAGTTGCCATACCTGGACCCAAGAAAATTCCAATATCTGCAATTTCCTTTGCCGCGATCTTATCAGGATGATCATCTGGCAACTTTTCAGCATCACTTAGCCATTGTTTTGCAAAAGAATTAAACAACTGATTTTGCAATAAACCTGCATCTTTTCTTCTATGAAATTCTTCATACTGATCACCATCAGTTCCTGCCCAGAATCCTCCAGGACGTGGTACTTGCTTATCAGCATACTTTTCAGCACCATATCCCATTGTGGGCCTAAACTTCTCGTAATCTAAGTGGCCCTCAGTATCTTGAAGATGTAACATATATTTCATTCGCAAATATGTTTGACCTACAGCCCAATCCTCAATGTAAGGCCCGATAGATCTTTTAACATCACCTAAAGTAGTATTAGCCATTCGAGTCTGAAGCTTTTCGGGTATTTTAAGCTTCATGCCCATATTATGCATTTCCATATGAGCCTGTTGCTTACACCCCTCAAGACCATTGCCAAATGCAGCAGTATTATCAATAAATTTTAACTCCCAGGTATCATGGTCAATTAAAACATTATTAAAGTGCTGATCATTATGATTAAACACCATAGCAGCCACAGTCCCTGCTGAAAGCTGTTCTATAAATGCTTCTCTTTTATCTGCAGGAACCATGTCCAACATAACTTGAACTAAGTTATCAGGAGCATCATGAATAGAACCATACAATTTAGCAGCTTCTTTGTGTAACTTTGTATCCCCATCTTCAAGAATAGATTTCCAAACAGGTTTATGATTTTCAGACCAAGCTTGAATCGAACAGTCTATCCCTTCGTGTTCTCTTATTGTAGTAGGAGGAACAGCATCTGTTAACCCAAGCATGTTATATCCGTGATATGCTGCTTCTTCTCGTCTATGTCCTGTATTAACAGGTATGCTTTGCATACCATCACCATATGCAGCTCCTGCTAACACGTATACATTATTGAAGTTTGCTGGGGGTTTAAGAATTGCTCGGGGACCGTCCTCTAATGCTACAACATAGGACTCTGTTTGTCCCTTTGTTCCCTCATCTGTTCCCTTAACAGCAGCAATCTTTGCTGTATTAAGTTTTTCAAGAATTGTATTTGATGAATGACCTGCAAGTCCAAACGCCTTAGAAGCATTCATTAGTACTTCATCCACAGCTTCTTGATCTACCGGCTCATCTTCTTGACCTGACCCATGCTTACCGGAACCAACAGGTCTTTTCCAACCAGTGGAACCATCTCGTTTTTCAGCAGCTTCCCAGTTATCACCGGATGGAGGTTGTCCTTTACCTTTATACCATTCGTACTTAATACCCGTAGGATTTGAATTTGCTTTACTTGATGGTTTAGCACCAGCAGTACCGACTGCCTTGGCTGGTGAAGCCACACCAGGAACATTGCCTGGTGTTGCGGGCGCCTGTGGGCCGCTAGGAGGCGGTCCCTTTGGCTTTTGAACCGCTGATAGCTTGGAGTCTCCAATGGCCTTCTGAAGGGCTTCTGGAGCGGCTAGAACCAAAGTCTTACCCTGCCATACAGCGCCAGGGGGAAGATATCTGATTTCGCAAAAGCAGTTACCTGCCCAAGTACATTTACCGTTCTGTCTAATGTATAGCGTGTTAAACTTCTCAAGTTCCACACAGTATACAGCATTATTGTGTGGCCTTTCAGTAATTGTCATGTAAGAGACTGCGGCTTGTTTGTTATAACAACGACTGATTCTCCAAATTCCATGCTTGTCTGTGTATGTGCCATTGTGATGAACAACTGTTGTAGGATTAACAAATTTATAAGAAGGAACAAAACCTGTCTTTAATAATAGTTCACCAATGTCAGATGATAACCTACCTGATGACGTAAAGAAAACAAGTTCCTCTCTAAACTTGCCCCCCTTCCACTGTTTAACAGGACGACGGTGACCATCCCCTAAGGCAAATGCATCTAAAAAGATAGTTATATATTCTGGTGGTAATAATTTAATTTCTTCTGGAATAAACTTTTCATTAGATTTTCCAAACTGCTTTAGATATTCCCACAGTTCCCTATGCTTAAGGTAAATGCCAGTTTTACAGGAAGATACAGTTTTAAAGGGCATCTTCTCTAGTGCAGAGAGCATTGTTTGCTTTGAGGCAGGCTTAAACTGAGCAATGTCTATCTGTCCTGGATACGGGTGTAAAGAACCCTCGGACAAAAAATAACCCATGAACTCACAAAATTGTTCTGGAGTAAAACCAAACATATCCCAAGAATCATCTAGCTGACCAACCCACTCTGAAGATCTGTAAAGATAACTAGACTTAGTTACTTTATTAGCTGGAATCTTTTGTATTTTCTTTTTATTCTTATGTTGCCAATCTGTTAAAACTACTAACTCATGGTTAGGTGTACATGTTAATGAGTAGTTATTGCTAGAGAATTCCAGCAAAGTATCTGAGAAAGACTTAACAGTATGCTTAACAGGAACATAATCTAGGTTTTTTGTTTCAGGGTCTAGAGATAGTACCTCTTCATTAACTTGAACTGATTCTATAGTTTTCCAACCATGTCTAGTTAATATTTCAGTTCCTGCTGGAAAGCACTCAGGGTGAGCTGGAGGAACTACTGGCTTCCAATGATTGTGAAGTCCGTTCTCTCTTGTGTGCTTACTATCAACGTTTGTACCGTTCTTCAGCAGCTCAGAGAGCTTGAAAATCTTGTAGGATCCATTCTCTTCATAAAGAGAAGCACAATCCTCACAACGGCCTGCATGTGTTACCACACTGACCAGAGAATCAGGGCCATCTGAAATCCCATAGATGTCTATCTTGTTTGCAATAGCCTGAACGATTCCTTTTTGTTTGGCAGCGTGTAGCTCTGTACGCGCAATCTTCTGAATCTTCTTAGAGTTTTCAGTCTTTAAGCTTTGGGATAGATTTTCTGCAAGAGTAGTCCATGTCTTATGTTCAAGAATAGCTAAAGCTACTTCATCCCGGACAATGTTCAGAACGGTTGCCTCATTAACAACAGCCAGGTTCGTTGCAGCTAACTTGGAGTAAATACCTGCTTCAATATCTGCAGCAAGGGTTTTGAAGTGTAATCCAGCACTTTGTTTTGCTTCTTGAATAGCTAATAGCTCAATAGGAGAAAGCGTTGCTGTTTGCATAGCCTTCTCAACCGACGAGAGTGTAACTTCTTTGTACTCCTTCTTTCGAAGAATAGCGCTAAGTCTTCCTAAGAAAAAAGATTTTTTGATAAAATCAAGACTAGAACTTGGAAGAAGAGTAAAACCTTCCAAATCCTTAAGTTCAGCAGTTGTAAGAGCTTCTTCACCCACAATGCTCTTAATGAGCCAGTTAAGGTGAAGTTTTACAGACTTTTGAATCCCCTCTAAAGTCTTATTTGAAAGAGCCATTACTGCTCCATGAATGCTTTAACTACAGCCTGAGCCTTCGCTAGCTTTGTAACTTCGTCATCCTCTTGGGGAAGATCAGCCTTACAAGCTGACTTAATGATAAGACGTTCACCAGGAGGCTGTAGTCTTGTTACATTTCCGCGAGTAATTGGAGTACCATCAAGCTCACGTTGACGCTGCATTGGAGTACTCTTCGCAATGGTTACTGCTCCATTACTTACAGGAAATAAGCCATTTAAGTTCATTGGCTGTCTTGATCTTGGTGCCCAGTTATCCATGTTGTTGTTCCTTAAAAATCTTGCTTAAATCCTGCTGTAAACTCAGAGTCATATCGCTAAACAAACTAGAAACTGCGTTCATTAAGTCTGTCTCTGCCTGATTAGCCAGAGGAGGTATCTTATCTTCTCCAGCTAGCTTAGTCAAGCCTTTGGCTATAAGCTGAAGTTGTTCTGGCTTTAAATTAGTCTTAATCTTCATACAGAGTGTGAGGAATAGAAGTAGTCAAGTTCACCAGAAAGATGGGCTGCGACTCCTCTGCAAATCTGACTGACTTCCTCAGGAGTTAGCTTTAACGTATGGCGAATGCTACTATCTAGCATTCCATGACCGATAGTATTAAACGTTCCAGGAAAACAAACACCAAGAATGGTATTTTCATCATCATTAAGAGGAACAACACCTAGCTTAGCCTTGTGAAGGCAATCTACTACCTTAGCAATTGCATACTCAATATCAAGCATTCCGTTGCAATATCTGCGAAAGATGAAGCAACCTGTTGATCGCTCAGTCATTGGACGACCGTTGTTGAATCCAGGAGTTACAGCCTCAGGAACACTCTCAGTTTGAGAGTAATCAGTTCCTCCGGCAAAACTACCAGCATAACTCTTAAAAAGCTCATTATCAAGTAATGGAGATCTTGGTGGACGCAGCATTATTTATCCTTCTTAACAAGTAAGCTCTGCTTACCTGGCTTATTGATTTTACGACGACTTTGTGCTTGTTCTTTATCAAGCTTTTCCTTTAGTGAAGGATCATCATCGTCATCCTTCTTTGGCTTGGTATCCTTATCCCCGCCATCCTTATTCTTCAGATAGGTTTTGTACTCTTCCATCGTCTTAAAGTAACGATACATGGGAGAGCCATCCTTCTCATAACCAATTTGAGTACGAGCAGCGTACTGTCCGTCGCGTTCTTCACCTGTACCAGGATTTTTAGACTTACGAATAATAAGCTGCATCATCTCTTGTAATACTCCTTAGCTGACTGGTCAAATGGCTTATTGACATCGTAGTTTAGCCGAGGAGCTGAAATAGAAGCTGGGCGATCAGCTAGAGGAGCTTCTACACGGCGAACAGGAACTACAGGAGGCTCACCTGGCAAAGCTACACGAGAAGTGCCTAACCCTGCCGATGGAGTTACATACTGTTTATCTCGGGAAATCTGCACTAAAGGAACCGCGTTGGGATCCTTACTAAGTGCATATTGTTGTGCTGGAGTTAACCCTTTAGACATAATTAAACCTTTCTGGTAAACACCAGTATCCGTTATTGTAGCAGAAGTATGTATACTATTCAATGAAGGGAACAATATTCCCTTCATAATGGACCCTCGATAGCTGTTTAGCTTACTCCGCAGCTCATCTAGCGTAACGGTTAGCAGACCGCCGAAGAATCTTGGATCATTGTATTGTTTGATGTATGCAGCCTTTGCCTGATTAGCATTAGAGAATCCAAGCATTACTTTTTGCTCATCAACTTCAATAAAGTCGGGCTTCTTCATCTGCTGAATAATATAAGCATTTTTTGCATTTACGTCATCACCAATGTAGACGTCCACTTCATCTTGGTCAGATCCGAGGGTTCCTTGAATATAGCCATAGTCATAGTGCATAAATGTTGAGCCAGATTCACCAGTGGCTTCGTCTACCCAATCTCTACGGCTACCCTTCTTCTGCTCAATTTCAATAGTAAAACCATGAAATTGATAACGATCCTGCAGCTTAAAGCCATCCTTGTTGTAACCAAACTTAGAAATCATACGTCCCTAACTATAGATATCCATTCGTCGTCATCAAAACTTACTTCAAGAATCGGAGGTAATGCTTTAGTAAATCTATCAGCATACGCAGGAGAATCCTCTTCCTCTTCCTTGTCATCCTCACCACTTGGCGCTGGTTGCCCGCCGCCTTGTGGAGCACCACCTGGAGCTGGTTGACCGCCAGCAGCACCTTGTTCTTGCTGCATCTTCTCCTGAATAAGAGCTGCTCTTGCCTGAATATAAGCAGGGCTGCTAGGCACATCACCATACTCGATGTCAGGAAGATCTTGCTCTCTACGAATTTCATTCATGGTCTTGTAGCTGTTTAGCTGCTCAACGCGAAGCTCATGCTTCTCGTTCTCAGTTAACTCATCTAGACCAACGAAATCGAAGGTGAATCTATCATCAATCTTACTAACAATATGTTCGTTAATAAGCTTAGCAATGAAACGAAGCATTGGCTTAAGACCACGATCTCGTGATGCCTTAAGCTTCCATTCTGAGGAAGACTCAAACAGAGGAGTTTGAGATACACCACCAGCAAGATCAAAGTTTAGCTCAGCAGGGTCAATGAGGAACAGAGCACAGAGAATCTTTAAAAGATACTCGACCCACTGGGAATATTCCATATCCTGGTTAGTCTTCTGAAGGTCAATCCATTCGACGCCTTGCTCACTCTGAGTAATAAGAGTCTTCCATGAGTTCTCTACACCCTCAAGATTAGCTCTCCAGTGCCGCTTAAAGCCTTCAAGCATGTCAGGAGTCATCTCATCACCCTTGAAGTTTAGAAGACCCTTAGGGGCAGAGCCCTGCATGAAGAAACGGCGATTGTACTCTTCTGCGTAAAGGTGAGAAGTTACAATCGTAATAGCTTGTTCTAGCTCTGAATAGCCATAACCTTGAATAGCGAGGTCAGTTCTTGGGTTTCTAACGCCAAAGGCTAGCTCATCCGCTGTATAGGTTGTGTGAATCTGGCCATCTACAATCTGTACGAATGCAGGCTTCTGGTCTTTTCTGTGCCGTGAATAAAAGTCTTTATAGTTATTAGTTCTGTAAGGACTTCCTTCATGAGCATTTCCGCGCTCACTCCACACTGGATTTCTATCATACCAGTTATCATTTGGGCCTAAGCCTGAATCTGGTTCTGCAAAGCGAATAGTAGATGCATCTACAGCTACGAACTCATATGGCTCACCCTTGCGGTTAGGAACAATCTCCCAGCAGCATTGGTCATACATAAGTGAGTCACGTACGATTTTACGTAGAAAAGTCTCAAAATCATCACGCTTTGTGGCACGTTCATTATGCGGATTAGGTGAGCTAGCGCCGCACTGATAAATAAAAGTTTCAATAGATTGAATCATTTCACGCTCAGCATCTGTAGTATTATGGCTAGGATCCTTATGCTTTACCTCATAACCAAGCGACTTGGACATGCGCATAGGAACAGCGAAAGAAGCTATCTGGTTAATACGAGTCTGAAAAATAGCATTAACAATAGCCAACTGCTGTGGAATACGCTTAAGAACATCATAGCTAAGTGAATACTTACGATCCTTGTACCCCATAGCATACTGAATAGCCATAGGGTCCTCAAGCAAGGAGTTAATCCCTGCTGGAGGCTTTTTAGGAGAGTACTTACCCTTAGCTAAAGACTCTTGCGTAAATGCAACTCCTCGATAATCCTGAGAAGATAGAGCCTTATCCCATTTACTCATTTCTCACCTTTCTTAACACTCTTATGAGGTTCATTCATTTTACGACCTGAACCCTTTGTGTCTTCTGAGGCATCTCCACCCATTACTCCAACAGTACGCTTTTTGTATGAGCTTTCGTGGTCTTCCTCATTCTCTTCTGGAGATTTATCGGACGAGTTAATGGAAGCGTTGGGTGTTTGGCCAATAGCCTTTTTAATGTAAAGTTTCATACTTTTAGTTACTGCCTTCTTCTGGTCAGGATCGTCTTTCTTAAGCGGGTCGTCCTTAGGATCTACTTCGGGCTTTTCTTCCTTCTTCTCTTCCTTCTTACGAGCCAGTAGATGGTGACCAGCGGATACTGCTCCCTTAGGAACCTCAGCTGCAAGACTTATAGCCTGTGTTGCTCCACCCTTAGTACCGAGAGCACCTATACGACTACCAACAGAACCACCGGAATTATAAGAAGACATGGCATTAGAAGACCGTCCAGAGCTGGCTTTACTGCGTTTCTCATCAGGATTGTCCTTCTTACGCTGTTTCAATGCATCAGCTTCAGCTTTCTGCTTCGCCTTTTCTTCAAGAGCAGCTTGCTTCTTTTGGGCTGTTTCTTCTTGCTTCTTTACTGTGGCTTCAGTCTTAGCCTGCTTCTCTGCTTCCTTTTGATCGGCTGCATCCTTTTCAGCTTTGATCTCGTCAGGATGTTTATCAACACCTCTAGTTTTGGAAAAGGATGCTCCACGATTTAGAGCAGACTTATCACTAGAACCAGGGGTATGTTCAATATTTGCCTGTTCTTTAAATACCTCTCTTAAGTTCTGTAATTCCTCATTGTCAGGATCCTGTGCGAGGTGAGCTTCTATATTATCCAGTTGCTTCTTAGCCTTCTCGGTGTGTTCCTTGTGTGCAAGCTTATCTGCTGGTGATTCTGGAAGTTTCTTTTTAGATGCTGCGTCTGTTTTAGTCTTTCTCTCTGTATCTGCTTTGTCCTTTTTCGACTCTGTTTTACCTGCAGTATCTCCATCAGGGTGCTTATCAACACCCTTCTCTTTGGCAAAAGAATCAGCGCGTTTAACTGCCTTAATGTCATCAGACCCTGGCATGTGCTCTATATCAGCCTGTTCAGCGTAAATATCTCGTAAAGTCCACAAATCCTTATTATCAGGCTCATTTTCCAAATGAGCCTCTACATTGGCTAATTTCTTTTTTGCGGAGGAAACATGTTGTTGATGAGCTAGCTTTTGATCAGCTGTTTCTGGTAATTCGTGTTTTGAAACGCCTTCAGTATCCTTAGCCTTTTTAGTGGCTTCGTTATGTGCTTGATCCGCATCATTAACTTTTTTTTCAGATTCTTTTAAAGCAAAATGATTATCCGTTGCTTTTTGTGTTACACGCTTTATATCAGCAGAGTGCTTAGACTTTTCTTGGGTTAATTTATCTAGCTGCTCTGTAATATCCAGCTCTGGGTTAGCTTTTTTCTTATCTTTTAGAGATTTTACTTTCTTCTCATTAGCAGCCAGTTTATTTTGCAGAACTTTATGTTTAGCAGTTAGTTTATTATTATCAGCCTTTAAAGCCGCTGCCTTCTTACTATGTGCTTCTTTAGCTTTCTTCGCTTCTTCACCAGTTTTTAAAGCGTGTTCTTGGTCTTTCTTAGCACTCTTAATGTCACTTGTGGCAATCTTTTTCCGGCTAGAATCAGCCTTGGCTGCCTTTTCCTGAACAACTTTCTTGTTAGCTTCCTTCTTAGCAGCTGCTGCCTCTTGTCCTGGCTCATCATCAGGAATGACAGTCTTAGGAACGACCCCGCGCTGCGCGCCGATGGGAGTGCCCATGTCCGCGAGGCTGCCCACTTCAGTGGCTGCATAAGGGTCTACCCCACCATCCTTGGGAATAGGCTTAGTTACAGCCGTCTTAGCAGAGTCGGAGTTCTTCTTCTTCTTCTTTTCAGGAAGCTTAAATTCCTTGCCTCTTCTAGCCTCTTTATGATTAGAAGTGTCATCTTTGGCAGAAGGAATTCCGGCGCTGTCTTTCTTCTTGGAAACAGGCTTAGAGGTACCACCAACCCCAGCACTATCTCTCTCAGCTAACGGAATACTTCTCACTTCTTTAATAGAAGGAGTTTCGCCTGTTTGCTGAGAGATGTTTTGAAGAATCTGAGTCTGTCTAGTATCCGCTTGTGCGGCAAACTTATCAGGGACAAGAGTCTTTGTTCCTTCTGGTTGTGCATTCTCTCCTGCTAAAACCTCTTTAATACCAAATGGATCAGCATCCAATGGTTCTGTGCCATGGGCTGATCCATCATCGTTCTTTAAAGGATCCGTAGCATCCTGTGGATCGTGAGGCGTAGCATTAGGAGGAGAAGGAGGCTCTACCTCACTAACCTCATCATCAGTAACTTCTTCTCCGTCATCTTCTTCAATAGGCTGTTGCTGTGTTGCAGCTCCCTTTGGAATATAATACCCCTGGTCAGTTTCACTAATCATTCCTGCAGGAGGACCATCAGGATAGTCCTTTTTTGAAACCCACTGAGCATTAGATAAGTCAGGACCGTCAGCCTTAGGACGACCTACTTTAGCAGGTTGAGTCTTAGCAGCAGGCGCAGGAGAAGCATTCCCTGCTTGATTTGCAGCAGGACTTACCCTAGTTGGAGGTATATTAGCTTTTCTGATGAAGAGAAGAGTCATGTAATATTATTCGTTACCCATGCTTGGTCTAGCGTTCAGTCCTTCTGGGACGAACTGTGGAGGTAGCTTAGCAGGACCAATTCCTTGATCTCTACCTACTCGCTTAGCCGCAATGGCTGTTGCATTTTGTGCAGCTAGTTCAGAAGACTTTCTCTTAGACTCCTGGGTTGGAGCCACTACGTTACTCTCAGGTCCAGCTGCTAGCGGCATAACCATATTGTTTACAGAAGAGGCAGGCTCGATAATTGTCAGTCTTGCAGCGTACTTTGAATCTTCAACAATCATTAGCTCTACATGAGAGTTACCCCACGAAACTAGCTGATAGGTCATTCCTGGCTTACAAATAACAGTCTTACCGGGTGTAAGGATCTGTGAGGATGGTGCATCTTCAGCAAAATCAAAAAAGCGACACTGACCGGAGATTACACGATAAACACGAGTCTTCTTGTCGTGACAAAGCTTCGCACCTACTCCACCTGGAGCAATGTACTCGGAAAACACAGTGAAGCCTGGAGTCTCCGTATGTGATTCTACATAACCAGTTTCTGTCATTTCAGTATCTTCTAAACGGCTACTAACTATAGGCTGTCTAGTTACTTTTCTAATCTTAGTAGCATCTACTACTGGTGGTCTTCGTCTATTGTTACTCATGTCATGTCCCTTTGTTTGTATTCTTTGCGAAATACCTTAATCCATTTTGAAAACTGTTTATTTATGCATTGACAATACAAAGGTACGTTGTCGCGAGTACCTATTATACCCGATCCGTAACACTTTGTACAATGCGGCTTAGCCCAAGAGGTTTTTTCTCGTGAATTTACCTCTTTATGTATAGCATCAATAAAGTTGTTTCTATCCTCTTCATACTTATTATAAAGAGCTGCCCCTAGTTTAGGATTAACTTTAGTAGCTGCTTCTATTAAATTAGAGAAGCTGTCATTTACCAGCTGTTCTCTATCAAGCACCATTTTCTTCATTTACGACGGTCCCTTCGTTGTCGGGTGCTATGCTGCTTACGCTTCTCTATTTCAGCTCTATGATTGCGTTCTATCTCAACCATTGAAGCTTGACAGGAACAAGGAGTAAAAACAGGTGTGTCTGTCAAGAAAACTGGAGTCTTTGTATCTCCGCAGTGAGGACACTTGAATTCAAGAAACTTAGACATCAGATAATACCCTGAGCCTATATTAGCATTTTCTAGTAAATTTTCCAATAAAAAAGCCCATATCCGCAATTAAGGGATATGGGCTTGAATTAGAAACCATTTTATCGAGAACGACGCTGCTTACTTGTTTAGTATGATTATTTCTCTTACCTTTGAGTAAGGGTAAATCTTATCATACTGTCCTGTTAATACTTGGCCTACTCTTGTTGACAACCTATTAGCAATGTTTTTCTTAAATGGCCACATGAAGTAATAACCAGGACCTGTAAACTGTAACTCCAGGAAATCTATGTAAAAGGGAGAAATTGCACCTCTTGTAGTCTTATCAATTACAAGATTCATTGTATAACCATCCAGTTCTTCTTGCATTCTCCAATAAGCGGGTAGAGGAGCTACCAAAACCAGCCAGAGCAAGTTTAGTAACCAAAAGTTACTAAACGGAATGGCAAGGAAAGAAAGGAAAGAAAGAACAACTAGCCACTGTGGGAAAAGATACTTCAAGGAAAATAGAAACTGGGATTTCTTTCCTCCCCTTAGATGGACCCATTCATGAGCTAGAATCTCCCACCGCATATTTGTACTGAAATTATCAGGAAAATAAACATTAGGGTAGATGGTTGTTGAATATCTCTCCATAAAGTCTTTATTAAAGATTTGAATGAAGAAGTTCAAGAACTTCATAAGCTTGCTAGTTTTCTTAGATCTACTTTCAAACTTATGAATATCATCCTTGATGGCTATAGTCAACTCGTGTAATATCTTTTCATCATTCACAGCTTAATAGACTCCGAAATTTCCTTAACCCAAAATGAGCTATCACCCTTAGACTCTACAAACTTCGAGATAACATTGAAGACGTTATCTGAGAAACCACCAACCAATAGAACATCCTTACCTTGAGCCTGTGACGTAGCACCAGGCGTCAAGTCAATGCAGATTAGTACAGCATTCTTATTTCTCTTCTTGTAGATTTCCCACTCAGCCTGGAAGCTGGTAGGCAGTCCATGACGTGAATAACCTGCTCTACGAACCCAAGATTCATTGTCTGAAACAAGAATAACAGTGTCTCCAACAGCCTTCTCATCGTTCAGCTTCTTAATGAAGCAGCCACAATCCGTTCCGCCGCCGTTTGATGCGATCTTAGTAAGGTTTGAAATAATGCTATCTCTTGAGTTTAGCTTCTTAGTGATTTCCTCACAAGAAGTATCAAAACGGAATACACGGGTATCCTCTGAAGTACGAAGGATCGCACTAGCAAAAAGAGCAGCTACTTCATTAACGGAAACAGTTGTTCCACCCGAATAAGCCTTACCCATTGCACTTTGCATAGAACCAGAAGTATCTACACCGATAAGCACACCGTCACCAAGAGAAGGAATATTACGAACAGACAGGTCTAGGGCATCCTGAATCGCGTTAGAGATGCTGCTAGGAACGTCTCTTGTATTTCGGTACGCCTGGAATAGCTGATATGGGAAAGCCATAGACTTAGCCACTAGCTCTGGATCCTTTAGCTTATGTGCAATAGAAGCGGTCATCTTCTTGTCGTTAAACAAGCCATGCTTCATGAAGTTATTCAGATTCATGCGAGTGAACTGCCAAGCTCCATTTTCTGCAATCGTAAACCATTCCTTATCGGAAAGGTTGCTAGAAGCAAGCATCTGGAACGGAACGTCAGGAACCACACGCTGATCAGGCTTACCCTTCTTGAAAGCTTCAAACTCCCTAACAAGAGAAGGATACTTCTTGCGAGAGTCGTAATCCTTACCAATTAGGTAGCCATAAAGGTTCTCTGTCTCCTTTTCCTTAGGATTAGGATGAACCAGCTTGATAATGTCAGCCAGAGACGGGTCGTTGCCAACACTCTGCTTGAACAGGTAGTCGTTGTCTGACTTCTCAAACCACTGCTTAATTGCCTTCTTAGGAGCAGATCCTAGTGACTTACGGCCAGCCTTACCCGATCTCATCACCTGAACAAAGTTCTTTACCATCTTACCGTTGTCACACACTAAAGGAAAAGTCTTCTTGAACAGCTCAACATCTCGGGTAGAAAGAACTGCAAGCAATACTGCGGGCATATCCTTCATGTAACCCTTCTTACGCGAGTATACAGCACACTTGGCTAGGAACAGCGGTGTGACCTTCTTGGCTAGTTCTAGCACCTTATCTAGCTCGTCCTTGTCCGATGCGTAGTAGGTTCCACCTAACATGCCCGTACAGGCGTACTGCGCCAGGCTGTGCTCTGCTCCCGTGTCATAGGCTACGCCGCCTGCCAGGTTCGTTGCATAGGCTGCTGGAGGCTGCTTCTTAACCGTTGTCTTAAATAGATTCTTACTTACCATGATAATTCTCCCTTGGTCCACTCTGGAGACAATAACACTTCACATTTGAGTCATGTGAAATGCCTGCGCACGATGCGCTAAACGTCCAGGAAAAATCTGGACGTTTTGAAGGTTTAAGTCTTGGTCATCTAAAGCTGTACAAGAATTAGTAAATTCAGGATAGGCTTCTTCATTCAAGACAAAACTTAATATACGTACATTCTGACTTTTAGCTTTTTCGATTAACTGTATCAATTCATCTAAAATGTCCATTTGGTGACTCCACGGAGACTCGAACTCCGTTCTTCAGGGTGAAAACCTAATATTCTAAACCGGGTAAACTATGGAGCCAAATTTGAGCGGCATATCAGAATCGAACTGATGACCTCTGGGTGGAAACCAGGAACGTTACCTCTACGCCAATGCCGCAAACAGCCAGTTTAAAGACTTAGCTAGGTCCTATATCACTTTAAGGCATCTACAATGTAGACTACAGCCCAAACAAATAAACCAAAAGGAATTAAACTAAATAGTATTGAAATACAACCAACACTGCCTATGCATCCAAGTTCTTTTAAATCAGAATCCATAGTTACCTTTCTATTAAATGGAGGCGACGGAGGGAATCGAACCCTTAGCTGTTACACTACCAATGATTTCAAGTCAAATTTGCCGCCATGACGGTCATCGCCAGCGATCCTTTTTTACACGAAGATCATCGTGGGCGCAAGGCCAAAATCAGATTTCTGCGCTGTAGCTAAACATTTTATCCATCTTACGTCTCGCTTTACGCATCTGTCTTTTTCTTACTCTTTTTAGATTATTACCACCTCTAGGATAAGGTTCCCATCCTGTGTAATGTGTTAGATTAGCACAATAACGGTAGTCACTCATGTAGGTAAGTAAGTCTCCCATTCTGCAGGTGTTGTTAATGTTCTGAAGTTCTTTGCCAGAGCAGCGAACGAATGCGGTCTAACAGGTTCCTTGATTGGCCTCATCTTAGCCTCTGCAGGGGTCCTATCTGCCTTGTAAAAGTTGCATGGGTAGCAACAGGTCAGGATATTCTCCCATTCGGTTTTACCCCCTCTGGAGCGTGGCAGAACGTGGTCGAAGGTCAAGTTTGAAGCACCAGGCTGAATGGAGCAGTACATACAAGAATAATTATCTCTTGAGAAGACGTTGGTCCTTGAGAAGGTAACTTTCTTGTTATTAAGATTCACATACTTGAGCAGAACAACAACAGCAGGGCAAGGCATGGTGAATCTCTGAGTACCAAGGTCAAAATCATCATACGACTCTATAATCTTGACCTTTCCACCAAAGTAAAGCATTACCGCTTTTTGCCATGTTAGAACCTTCATTGGTTCAAAGGTGCTGTTTAAAAGTAGAACTTTCTTTTCCACGTTATCTCATTTCTGCACTCACCATCAAACTAGAGTTACTAGAACCTTACGAGCAGAGCCGTATGCACGAGCTGTTGCTCGACTGTTGTGCACCTCCTCAATCGTACCATCAATTCCTAGATTAGCCCACATAAACTTGGAAGTCTCAACTTCCTTCTTCGCAGGCTTTTTAGCCAGTGCACTAGTTGGAGGAATCTTAGCTGCGGGCTTCTTAGTCTTATTCTTAGGCTCTCTATCTGCAATATTCTTTGACATAGTTAACTTCTCCGTAATCCTAAATGGATTGGTACCGGGAGTGGGACTCGAACCCACAATGACGCAAGATTTTCTTACTACTATAGTTTTCACTACCAAGGTAAACCCTGTTTGTAGTCTGGACTTTGCCTTTGCCATTGGCTATAATTAGCCTTTAGGCAACCACCGTCAAGTCTCTACACTTTCCTTTATGACAAAATACAAAAACTATACTGATACAGATATCATCAACGCAGTTCAATCCTCGGTATCTATAAGACAGGCATTAATCCAGCTTAACCTTCGTCCAACGGGCGGCAATTACCGTACATTACACAATGCTATAGAAAGATTAAATGTCAATATAGACCACTTTGCTGGACAACAGTGGTCCAAAGGAAAAATCATTGGACCAAAAGAACCTATTGAAATCTATTTATCTAATATCAAGTTTATACAATCACACAAGCTTAAATTAAGACTCTTAAAAGAGAGAATTCTCACTCATGTTTGTAGTTCGTGTGGATTAACTGAATGGTTACAAAAACCAATCCCACTCGAACTTGATCATATCAACGGTAAGCATAAAGATAACTCTCTATGTAATATCCGTTTGTTGTGTCCTAATTGTCATGCCCTTACTTCTAACTATAGAGGTAAAAATAAGGGTAAGGCTTAGCTCGGCGTTACCATTTTAAAGGGTTCGCCGAATTTGATGGTATTCACGCTAGAAGTTTCCTATCTAGGTGCTCAAATTATTAAGTCTCACCGATATGCCAATTCTCTATCCCGGCAGTTTGTTACTTAGCTAAAGAAGCTTGCCACTCTTTTAATTCACTAGGCTGGTGGACCTTTCCACTCTGATACAGTTCAAGCTCTCTCTGATTGTAGTTATTTCCTGTTACTCGCTGAGTAAACAAGTTCATTCTTGACTTATTTGTATGGTCCTT